GATGTAGAGATACTACCTACTACCTCCCTACCTACTGAACAAAATGATCGCGCTTGTATAGGTGGCAACTCTCAATTGCAAAACTGCCACCTTGATACCGCCGGTAGCAAAAATATTTTAAATCGGAAACCGTTGGAGTCCCATGACCACATACACCCATCCACAGCAGATGCCAATTTTGACTGTTCTACTCCTCATAACAAAGTTATAGATGATGACACGCTATAGCCTTGTAGGTGAGTTACCACGGCATATTTATTGTTATGTAGATGCCGTTTATACGCACAAAAATGGCGTAGGTTTCATTCCTTGCGTATGGTTCGGGTTAGTGTCGTATCCTGGTAGAGTTTGGGGCTGTACGGTGATGCTGGAGAGTGGTGCTATTTATCGCAATGTTCCTGTGCATGGTATAGCTTTTACGGATAGTCCTGCGGATTGGGATGTAAAGGATGCACAAACCTGGGATTGCTATGGTAGTGATTTTACGGTTTTGGAATATCGGTATTTGAGTGGTTTAGATTGCAAGGTACGAGCTAATGGGAGGGAGCATGAGGGTAGTTATTTATTTAGTGTAGCTCCTATTGGTGATGGTTTTAGTGCTTATCCTGAGCAAGCTAAGGAGTTTTGTTTTGTTGAGCTGGTAAATGGAAGGTTAAGTGTGCAGCCTACAAATCATGTTGTGTTTAAGGAAGTAAGTTTTACCTCTAGTAAACTAGAGTTTCCTTTTGGTATGAAGCGGCAAACGGAGATTTACAGTGCAGAGTAAAGTTAAATGACGGCCTCTGAACCTGAGTTAAATATTGTATGGACTCCACAAAAGGGTCCACAACAGGCGTTAGTTGACTGTCCGTTGCCGCTAATTGGGTACGGTGGTGCTAGAGGTGGTGGTAAAACGGATGGTGTCTTGGGTAAGTTTGGTATCCTTGCTGAGATGCTTGGTGAGCGTTTTAACGCGATATTTTTTAGACGTGAGCTACCACAAGCAGATGATTTAATTGAGCGTGCCAAACAGATATATCTGCCTTTAGAGGCACATTATAATGATCAGAAGAAGCAGTTTACGTTTGCTAGTGGAGGTAGGTTAAGGTTTAGACCATTGGGTAGCAATGCTGATGCGGAGAAGTATCAGGGTCAGAATTTGAGTCATGCTGCTATAGAGGAAGCTGGTAACTATCCTACTCCAGAGCCTATATTTAAGTTGTTTGGTGCATTGCGTGGTACAGAAACGCAGATGATATTGACGTTTAATCCTGGTGGTCCTGGGCATAAGTGGTTGAAGGATTTGTTTATAAAACCGGCACCTAAAGGTTGGAAGGTGTTACAATGGAAGATTACGGAGGATAAGTCGGTACCGTATATTTATATACCAAGCAGGGTACAGGATAATCAGATATTGTTGCAAAAAGATCCTGGGTATATTGATCGGTTACACATGGTGGGTAGTCCTGAGTTGGTTAGGGCGTGGTTGGAGGGTGACTTTGAGATACACGAAGGTAGTTATTTTCCTGAGTTTAGCACTAAACATATTATTCGGCCTTTCAATGTACCCAAGCATTGGCCTCGTTATCTTGGTTACGATTGGGGTTATACTAGTAACTTTGCTGCCGTTTGGGGTGCTGTTTGTAGTGGCAAGACAGACGAAGGGGAGAACATTGAATTGCCGAAAGGGGCAATTGTCATATATCGGGAGCTGTACGGCAAACAGATTGAAAACAAAGACCAAGCAGAAAGGATAGCTAGTTTGAGTGTCGGGGAAGATCCTATCTCAGTGGCTGACCCTAGTATTTTTAATAGTAATGGTGGTCCTACTATAAATGACCAATTTGCAGCCGTATTTAGCAAATATAATCATCCTATTTTTAGAAGGGCTGATAATGAAAGGGTCAGTGGATGGACTCAGATCAGACGACGATTACAGGCAGAAGCACCATTATTGTATATTTTTGACACGTGTACTTACTTAATTGAGACGCTACCTAGCTTACAGATGGATAAGAGGCAGATGGAGGATGTTGATAGTACAGGTGACGACCATGCGGCTGATGCGTTAAGATATCTATGTAAAGAACGATTAATGGATTCCACGTTTTCTTCTGCCGTGCCCAAGAGCGTTCATAGAGGCAAAGTACATCTACAATTGTATGTTAATGAAATACGTAAGAATCAGAAAAGGACTGTTATCTAATGGCCAAGAATAGCAAGAATAAATACACAGGCAGTTGGTGGCATTCACAAATTAGCAATGCTGAGGATAGACATAAGAAGTTTTTTGAACAGTGCCAAGAGAGCATTAAGGTTTATAAGGCTGAAAAAGATTTATCTGATACACAACGTAGATTGAACGTTTGGTGGTATATCGTTAATACCCTACTCCCTGCTTATTATTCCAGTACGCCGAAGGCAGAGGTTAATCTTAGAAAGAGGGTGGGTGGATTAAAATATGAACTGGGTGCGGTTATATTAGAGCGTAATACCCAGTTTTCCATGGATGAGCATTTTGATTTTGATACGGTTGGTTACAATGCGGCATTGCAATTTTTACTGACTGGTAGAAGCGTATTATGGGCTAGGTACGAAGCAGAGTTTGAAAAAGAATTGATGGATTTTGCGTTAATACGCAATGAAGCCGGTATACTTGTTAATGCACAGGGTATGCCGTTTGAAGGCGATGAAGCTACGTTAGTTACTACTCCTGAAGGCATTATTATTGGTCAGATGGAGATTGAAGTAAAAGATGATGAAAGAGCTATTTTAGAGAATGTACATTATAATGATTTTCTCACTGCTGATGCTAGAAGCGAGAGTGAAATTGAATGGAAGGCGAAACGAGCATTTCTAACTAAGTACCAGGCGGAGGAAAAGTTTGGTTCTGATGTAGCTAAGAATATGAAGTTTGATAGCTACCCTGAAATATTGAAAAGCAACTACTGGAATGATTCCAGTAAGTACGAGGGTAAGGCAGAACTGTGGGAGATTTGGTGTAAAGAAAGCGATAAGGTGTATTGGTTGCAGAAAAACGGCGACCAAAGCATGCTTGAAGAAGGTGAGCCACCAGTTGAGTATGAAGGTTTTTGGCCGTGTTCTGTTATAAGCCAAAGCACTGATCCTAATTCAGTTATTCCTGTTTCAGATTACGTACATGCTAAAGACCAGATTTTAGAAGTAGAAAGAATTACAACTAGATTAGCTGCAACTGTACAGGCTGTTAGAACTAATGCTTTGTATGATGCCACGATGGGCGTACAAGTAGAACAGTTATTACAAGGCGATTTAAAGTATATTCCTGTTAATAACTGGCCTAGTTATAAGGGTAGAGGTGGTCAAGCTAACGGGATTGAGTATTTAGATATTAGACCATACGTAGAGGCTATTAGCGTATTACAAGCTGCAAGAACTGAAGCACTAAATCAATTGTATGAGACATTAAAGGTTAGTGATCTACTACGTGGCACCTCTGCTGAGTATAAAACTGCAACTGCTAATAGGTTAGAAAATGCCTGGAGCAGTCTAGGGTTAATTGTAAGACAGAATCAGTTTGCTAAATTTATCAGCGACGGTGTGAATAAGTTAGGCACCATTATTGCTGAGAATTTTAGCGCTGAGACATTATTTGCGGTATCTGATGCCGATAATTTAATTGGTCAATTGTTGCCTGAACAAGCTGATCCGATCATGCGGATGCAGCAATTAGACATGATTAAAGGTGATATCATCGACGTTCTACAAGATGATGAAGATCGTATTTATCGCATTGTTATTGCCACCGATAGCATGGTGGCTCTTGATCAAGCACAAGATAAACAAGATGGTTTGCAGCTGTTGGAAACCTGTGGACAATTTTTTGAGCAATTAAAATCAATGACCGAAGCATACCCACCATTAGCTGGTTTTGGTATGGAACTCATGCAAAACATGATTAGGCGCTTTAAGGGTGGTAAAGAACTAGATGGTCTGTTTACCAAAGCATTAGGTGACGTTAGAGTGATTGCTGATCAAAAATCACAACAAGCTCAACAAGCACCTTCCGATCCTCTTGTACTACAAGTAGAGCAACAGCGAGAGGCTGCACAAATAAAAGCACAACTAGAAATGCAGCGTATGCAAATGGATGCTCAAGAGATGCAACAAAAGGCATATATGGCTCAGTTAGATGCACAAGCTAGGATGGCTCAATCACAAGCTGAAGTAGAAGTTGCTTACAGAAAAGCTCAGTTAGATGAGTTTATCGCACAGCAGAACGCTATGGTTGATAGTCAGAAATTACAGCTTGAGCAACAACGCTTGCAGCTAGAAATGATGAAGATTCAATCTGAAACCGCCGTAAAAGCTGATAGCACCGAAGCTAAGAGAGAGGCAGATAGAGTAGCTCAGATTATTGACCTTCAACGCCTAGAGCTAGAAAACATGGCGGTTAGAATGAAGGAATCTGAGAAGTTGTTAGAAGAGCGTAGACTCAATCAAGAACAAGAGCTGGAGAAACTTAGACTTGCTGCTCAAACACAAATGCAAATCATGCAGCCTCCTCCAGTAGCACAACAAGCTCCATCAGAACCAGTGGTTATCAACAACATTGTTCCACAACAAAAATGGAATAAGCGAGTTGGTAAAATAGTAACTGACGCTGATGGCAATCCATCAATAGAAATATTTAACGTGGAAAGTTAAGGAAAATTTATGGCAAACGTATTATATCCAAAATTTAAAGAGAAGTTATTAAATCCTGGTACTGCAGGTATTAACTCAGGTGCTCAGGTTGATATGGATAGCGACAACATTAGGGTGGCACTTATTGACACTGGTGTATATACCTACAATGCTTCTCATGAGTTTTTAAGCAGCGCGTCAGGTGCAACAGTAGGTACAGCACAGCTTCTTGGCTCTAAAACAGTAACAAACGGCGTGTTTGATGCTGGTGACGTTACATTTACTGGATTAACCGGAAACTCAGTTGAGGCATATATTATCTACAAGGATACTGGTACAGCCTCCTCTAGCCCATTGATTGCTTATTTTGACAGCGCGACTTCTGGATTACCACTTACTCCTAACGGCGGTAACGTGACAATCCAATTCAACGCATCAGGCATCTTTGCATTGTAATTATAAAGCTAGGGGCACTAATAGGTGCCCTTGCTACATTTAGGTAGGTATCATGGCTGCTATTGCGGATTTAAGCACACTAATAAACAAAGTCTCTGGTGGCGGTGGAGGCACGAGAGAAACTATTTTCCTTTTTAAAACCAATAGAGTGGCTGGAGCAACTGCAAGCGTATTGGTTACTGGCAGATTAAATTCTCTTTGGCGTATGGATGGAACTCCGCAAGGTGGTGATGTTCCTACTTCAGCAGCTATTCCCGACAACACGACTAATGGATCATTAAAGCAGACTAGCAATACTTCTGGATACGAAAAGTTTATTTACAGCTACTGTATGTCCAGCTTAAATGCTGCTTCGTTTATTTTATATGACCGATTGATGCACTGTGGTGGTTTAAGTGGAACGGTAACAACTGCACAAACTGTCCAAGGTGATCCAGCGTCACCAGGATTAACTCGTTACAATACAAACTCAACTTGCGTCGGTAACATGATAATGGTTGAAATTTACACTGCACTGGGTACGACTCAAAGAACTATTACCGCTTCATATACTAACCAGGCTGGTACAGCTAATCAGACTACTATAGCTACGCCGATTGGTTCTGCTAACTTTAATAACGCTTATCGTGCATTTTTCTTACCATTAGCTGATGGTGATACAGGCGTACAGGCAGTTAAAGACGTAACAATATCGGCATCTACAGGCGGACCGGGTAACTTCGGTGTTTCAATAGTGAGACCACTAGCGATGATAGGCACAATGGAAACTGGCGGTACAGGATTCAGAGATTTTACAGTAGGTTTACCTGGTCTTCCTGAAGTGGAAAGCGGTGCTTGTCTAGCTATGTTAGTTATTCCTAGCAATAACGCTAACTACGAGTGCTACGGCGGTTTATCTCTAGTGGAGAGTTAAATGGCATACGCCGATTATAACGCCTATAAAAATTCAACGATTCAAAGCGCACAGAGAAGCGATACAGGATTTAGAACCTTCAATGCGGCTGGTGGCAATCAAGCTGGACGATTACTTGATATGTTTACCTATGCCTATCCCGATGTTGATACACCTACCGTCCCAGAAGTGCCAACTCAAGCTTTAATAGGTGCTCTTCCCTTGGCAAATGCTGGTACTGGCCGATTAGTTGTTAATTCGATTAACGCATCAGGTTTTGTTCCAGGGATGCACATACTTTGCGATAGACTTTCGCACCAAGGCAATTTGAGCGGAACCTTAAACACCACGCAGACAACTAATCTGCCAACCGCAGCTCTTACACGTTACACCGATGGGCAAGGTGTTATGGCTTTGGTCACAATTTGGTCACAAATTGGAACGACCGCTACGACCTACACAATCAATTACACTAATCAAGCAGGTATAGCGGGGCAAACTTCAGTGGCTCTAGATGTATCAGGCAGTTATGAAAAGAGATGGTTTGGCAGAGCTTTCGTTACACCTCTTGCTTCTGGTGATACTGGAGTAAGATCTGTTGAAAGTTTTAAATTGGCTGCTTCAACTGGTGGTGGTACCTTTGGCATTTCTTTAATAAAGCCGCTGCTATTTATGCAAGTAACGCAGCGTGGTAATACCAACCAAGCTGACTTTATGACAAACAATTTACATGGCGGACTACCAGAAATATTAGATGATGCTTTTCTATTCTGGCTAAGTATTCCAGGCCCAGGAACAACGGCAGCAACAGGTCAAGTTAACTTCTCAGAGGTTTAAACATGACCATAAAGCGATTTTTTGACGGAGCAGCAGTTGAGCTAGGGCTACTTCCAGCAGAATCGCTTGATCAAGAAATGGTCGCTTCGTTCCTATCATCGGGCGAAACACTTTATCTTGCTACTATTGAATCTGAATACATAATTGTATCGGATACGATTGCTACTACTGAGATACTTTACGACGCTGACATAACTAGCGAATATACAGTAGAAGCTGATTATTTGGCATCAGGCGAGCAGCTTTTTAATGCTACGGTAGAAGCCACGAATGACATTGTAGCAGATTATCTACCCTCTGGTGAGACACTCTACGATGCTGTTTTAGATTTTACCGACATCATAGATGCAGAGTTTTTAGCAAGCACAGAAATAGCCTATGACACTACACTTACCGCTACTAATCAAATTGATGCAAATTACTTAGATAGCCAAGCGGTACTTTACAATGCAACAATTAATACAGGTCAGCAGATAGATGCTCAGTATTTAGACTCTACAGCCGTACTTTACGAAGCGGTAGTTTACCTACCTCCTACTCAAGATATTTTATCCGAAACAATATCTGGTACACAGCTATTTGAAGCAGTGGTCTATCTGCCACCTACCCAAACAATAGAATCTAACACGATTTCTGAGACACAATACTTCTTAGCTACAATTGGTGAAGTAGTCTATTTTATTAATTCTGAAACTATTACTGGCACTGTACTTTACGAAGCTGCAATAAACCAAGCACCGACGCAGACAATTCAATCCCAATTTATAAGCGATACCCAGTTGTTTGACGCAGTAGTTTACCTGCCGCCAACACAAACAATCCCAAGCGAGATTATAAGTGAAACTGTTTTATATCCAGCATTGGTTTCATACCCACAAACTTTAGCAGCTGCTTTTTTACCATCTGGTGCAATTTTATACCCTGCTGTAATTGAAAACATACTGATAAATGACGACGCTGAACCGCATGGCGTAAAGAAGCGTAAAAAGCGTAAGAGCGAAGAAGAACTATACGAAGAGCAGTTAGCAGCAAAAATCCTTGAAGAAAGGATGAAAGGTCGTAATCCTTTACAACAAGAAAAATCTATAAATCGTATTAGTTTTACTGACGTTTTAAATGCAAATTATGCAGCCACACAAAATCCAATAGAAGCAATTATAGCGCCTATAGCAAAAAAAGAAGTTGATAAAGTAAAACTTCTAATGTTAATGGCTGCCATGGAGGATTAACTTTATGATAGATAAAGCAACCATGTATGTACTTCCATTACGTACAACTCAAACACTCTACAACCTGTTAAGCAAAGTAAGTTTGCAGATTACATCGCCGTCGTTTAAGGAGGATGCCGACATTTTGTATGAAGCAAAAGTAGAACTAGAAAAGATTTTAAAATATTACCAAACCGACAACACAAAACCTGAATAATATGGCAAAAAAAGAATTAGTTTGGCCTACTCGTTTTGGCAAACTGGGTGAAAAAGTATTTGGTGAAAATGATCCATTTAACCAACCTACAGACAAAACATCATGGGCAATTAACAATTATCCCCAAGATGAAATAAAGCCTACTAAGAGTCCTATTACGGGACGCTATTACACTAGTAAGGCAGCTTTACGTTCAGAGTATAAAGCATACGGCGCTGAAGAGATTGGCACAGCCTATGAACATGGGTATGAGCCTGAAAAAGAACGGAAGCGCGAAAATGCTGAACTTGTACGTAAACTAAATGAAAAAATAATAGATAGGTATAGAAATGGAAGATAATACACCAGTAGAGTCCAATTCAAATGAAATGATAGCCAATCCAGAAAAGATTGGTATTTCTTTGCGCAGTAACTTAGAAGCTAATTTTGATGCCAACCAGGAAGCAGATCGTGTCGTTCCTGACAAAGTAGAAATTGAGGGTGAGACTGAAGAACCAGCAGCAAGTGAACCTGCTGCAACCCCTACACCTAAAGTAGCAGTAGCACCACCAGCCGACATGAACAAAGCAGAGCGCGAGGCATTTTTAAATCCTACTGCTGAAAATGCTCATGTTTTACAAGGTTACTTGAGTCGTAGAGCTTACGAGTACCGTACTGATTATCAAAAACAAACTGCCGAATTAAATCAAACTAGGCAAAAAGTTGATGGATTTTATAACGTAATGAAAGATTATGAATCTGATTACGTAAAACGTGGACTCAATATAACTGATGTTGCCCGACGAAGTATTGAATGGGATAGAGCCATGCAAATGAATCCAGTTGAAACAGCACTGGAATGGTTAGATGCCTATGGTGTCAATCTGCATGATCTAAGCAATTATTATCAGAATGGTTATTCTACTCAACAGCCGGTAGAGTATCTGACTAAGGAACAAGCTGAACAAATTGCTCAACAAAAGATTGAAGCAATGATAAACGAACAGCGTCAAAGCACTATTGCCTACAATAACCACAATGCCGTACAATCGTTTATAGGTAACAAGCCTTTGTTTAAAGACCCAGGCACGGCAGCGCAACTAGAAGAGGCGATGGCCCCTATAGTAGCTGCTCTTAGTAACCAAGGCGGCTCTCCTCAAGAGATCCTTGAAACCGCTTATAATTACGTTACTAAGGGGCACCCAACATTTTCCGCTTTATCTCAAAAGTTAGAAGCGGCCTCGTTGGCAGAAAAGAAAGCAGCAGAAGCTCAAAAAGCTAAAGCAGCTACAAAGTCAATCACTGGCTCCGCAGGTAGCGGTACTCCCAGAACAAAAATAAAAGACTTAGGCGAAAATTTACGCCGACGTTATAAAGGTGAATAATTTAATTTTATTGAGGAAATATGGCAAATTTAGAAGAAGCCGTCGTCACTACTCTCTTTGATCAAAGCGAAGAGATTGCGGATGCGGTGATGCATCACAACCCTGTTTTGGCAGCATTGCAAGAACAAGGATTAGTAAGAAGAATCAGTGGTGGCTACGAGCTACGTAAACCAATTATGTATAATGACACCCAAGTTGGTGGATTCTACAGTGGTTACAGCTCATTTAATTTGGATGCAATTGATGACATCACAGCATTCAGATTCGCTATCAAGCAAGTTTACGAACCAATGAGCATTTCCGGTCGTGAGCGCAGAGCCAACAGAGATGAAGCTCAATTGCTTGATCTTGTACAAAGCAAGATGGAAGCTACAATTGCTAGGTTGAAGAATACTGTTTCTACTTCCCTTCGTGGAGATGGAACAGGTTCTAGCGGTCTGGAGTTTGATGGTTTGAAGAAAGCTATCTCTACTTCTCCAACATCCGGAACCTACGGTTCTATCGACCGTACATCTAACACCTTTGCTCAAAACGTAGCTGTCAACGTGACTCTCTCTGCATCTAACGTGCAAGAGCAAATCACTGACGCTATCTCTAGAGTAACTCGTGGTGACGAGATGCCTGACCTTGGCATCATGGATAGAACAGCATGGAAATATCTCCACAGCTCTCTAACCGCGATCCAAAGAATACAGCTTCCTACCAAGAAAGCAGTAGCTGGTTTCCGCGCTCTTGAGTATGATGGTTGTTCATTTGTCTTCGACGGTGGTTATGATTCCGCTGTTCTTGAGACAAACAGCTGCCGCTTACTCAACACCAAGTATTTCACATTTGACATGGTACGTGGTGCTGACTTCAAACCACTACAAGATCAGATGGCAAGGCCGGTTGATCAAGATGCTTTCTTCACTGTGGTTATTTGTGAAGGAAACCTCTGTTGTTCAGCTCCAGCTCTGCAAGCTGTTATTTATCAATAGTCTAAAGAGTAAAGGAGAAATATATGAGTGGTTCAGGATCATTCGGATTAAATTATAACAAAACATGGGATGGTGTAACAATTCCGCTACCTGCAAAAGTAGCTGATATTGGAAGCTGTCCAGAGGGAACATTCATGTTCGTTCAGGCTGATGGTGCAATCGATCAATACGCTTTCGTAGTGATCACAAACGCTGGTCAAGCTGACATGATGACAACTACAACTGCTACATCTGGCAACCTACTTGTAGGTATTGCTCAGGTAGCTGCTGCCGATAATGAATATCTGTGGGTATTCGTCGGTGGTGTAGGTGGTGCAGGAACT